AGGAACATGCTATGTGGTCTCGTGATGTTGGGTTAAACTCCTTTATTCGTTGTATTTCACATCCTTCTCTGTATCCTTGTGTTGCGTTATCTCGTTTAGGAGTGAACAACGATCCTGCAACGAAAGGGAATTGTCCTCGAAGTATGTCAATAGTTTCTTCCATCTCTCGTCGGAGAGATGACTCAAGTTGCTGAGCTTTTTGTTGGTCAAATGTCCATCCATGTATTTCTTGTTCAGTTAATATCTCAGCGACGCGATGCTCTAATCTACACGCGTCAGATAAGGGCGGAAGTGTTCGCATAATTTGGTGGTAACTTTAACGTCTTGGACCATATAGTCCTGCATTTCTTGACTCCACTGTTGCCAGTCAGAAGTTTTACCAAAGTCTCCTTTATATTCTCCTAATCTGTAACCATAAGCTTCCAGTGAATGTCGTCCCCATAGTTGTTGTGGCATATGTCGCCATCTCCTTTTCTTATCTATTTCCATTAAATTTGGATGAAATAGGCGAGAAAGGACAAGAGTATCAACGCATTCAGCACTAGTAGAAAACTCAGTGCTAAGCTTCCGTAAAACAGGAAGGTCATACCCAATAATATTGTGCCCAGCGAGAGTATCAGCTTCCATAAGTTGATTGATACCATCCCTGATGCTGGGCGTCTCGTCATCTTGATCGTTATATACGTAGCTTTTTTCCTCTTTGGTATCGAAAGTGGAAATGCAATGTATTTGTGAAACGTCATATAATAAACCGTTTGTTTCTATATCGAATACCAGCATTATTTTTTAGCGGTATATGTTTTATCCCTAAACTTTGCTTTTTTCTTTGCTTGTTTTGTGGGTGGTTTTGGTTTCTTCAGCTCAGAAGTCTGTGCTGGGATTGAAAATTGGCTCCGTAGTTTCATCGTATTTACATGTTTCTTTGTTGTATTTCAATTGACATGCGACACCAACCTCTCCGGAATATCTATTCTTTAGTACTCGAAGGATTGTTACATCTTCAGCTTCCGTTTGTTGGTTTCTTTCGAGTCCCCAAACTTCATCTGCAAGCTGAGATATTGCAGCTGAACCTCTAAGTTGACCTAGAGTTACACGAGCACCTTCTTCGTGGTTCTTATCTGTTTGTGTTCTACGTAGATGAGATACCAAAAATAGTTTTATACCTGTTCTTTCGACTAAAGTTCTTAATCTAGTCATGGTGTTGTCAATTGTTTTTCTTTCATCTCCTTCTAATCCAGAGATTAATATACTTAAATGGTCCAGAAATATGATCTTTGTTTCGAGCGCGAGTGCCATATATTCAATGCGACTGTAAATAATATCAGGATCAGCACTGCCGAAGTGGTCATATAAGAAGAGATTCCAGTTTTTGAGCGTGTAGTCATAAGCTTCTTGTAATGTTTCCTTGGTATGTTCTCCAAGATGTAATGCTTTACCAGTTGCTACAGACATTAAGCCTAAAGCTGTTCTTCTATTTGATTCCTCCAGAGCTATGTATCCTACACGCTCGTTTGTGTCTAAAAAGTGAGTTGCCAACTGCCTTGTCAGCGTTGACTTGCCCTGCCCAGTGCCTGCTGAAATTACAGTAAGCTCTCCGTATCTGCATCCATGAGTTAATCTTTGCAGTCCTGCAAATGGATACTCAAAGTCACATGGAGGACTAGGGTTAGTAACTAATTCAAGAAGCGATTTACCTTCGACGATACCATCTGGCTGATACGGCGTAGCATTCCAAATGGCTTTTCTAATTGCCTCAGCATCTCCAGCCATAAGAGCATCAGAAGCATCCTTGTATTTATCCGGAAGATGGGCAATTTCAACTTTCCCACTTGGTAAGATAGCAGCCACTTCCTCTGTCGCTTTTCTACCGGGTTCATCATTATCAAAAAATAAGATAATCTTTTTAAAACCTTGTAAAAATTGAAGTTGTTTCTGGATATCTTTTTTTGCGGAATTTGCCCCATGAGGTAGTGAGACATGCGCCCAACCTTCATAGGCTTCCCATCCTGAAAGTGCGTCGAGTTCGCCTTCGTAGATATGAATAGTACTATCAGAAGGATAAACATGCTGACCAAATAAAGTATCAGTAGTAGTTCCTTCATACTTAAATTCTTTTAATTTGCTTTTGGTTTTAAATCCTCGAAGTGTTTTATCGCTGCTGAAATAAGGGAAGCGGAGAAGTTCTCCATCTCTATAGACTTTGTATCTTTCGCAAGTTGATTCGCTGATTCTTCGTTTTTGCAGCCTTTGGGCTGATCCTTTGAATGTGACATTGGTGGGCATTTGATGATTGTTATTTGCTGTTGTGTAGTTTCGACAGCTGAAACAATATGTACTTCCGTCGTCATATATTGCTTTGGCGTCAGAAGAGCCACATGATTCACATGGCTCGTGTCTTAAAAATTCTGCTGTCATTTCAACCAATCAACTGGTATGCAGTGTGCAGCGCACCAGAGTATTCCGTAGCGCTCACACCACTTTGCATAGGTTGTTTTGCTTTTTTTGGAGATCCTTTTATATGGATCTTGAAAGACCATGCGAAGGTCAATCGTTGGGTTATCTTTTATGACTTGTCTTATCTTGCGCCTAGATGGTGGATCCCAATATCCTTTTACCTCTAAGATTACTCCGTTATTTGGTAACACAAAATCAGGAGTATAGCTGTGTTGAATAGTGTAAGGGTAGGACGCTTCCTCATATTCGTAGTCAACGCCCAACGTTACTAATAGATCAGCTACTTTTTCTTCAAGTCCTGATCGAAATCCCATTAGAAGTCGTCTTCTACTGAACTTGGTGTTGTGTCAACAGGTATTACATTAGGTTCTTGTGTCTTAAATCCATTAGTGCTACCAAACAACTCAGCAGCTCCTTGCTCATCAAGATCACCTATATCTACACCCACCTCAGATTGAACACTAACTATCTGTACTCCAGACAACTTAAGTGTTGTTCCATAGGTTATGCCATCTTTAAGTATGTATGGCTTTTGAGTAAATCCAAGCTTAACCTTGCTGCCTGCATATACCGGTGTAGTTTCGTCCTTGATGGGGGTACCTTCAGTATCAACAACTGGTGGTCTTTTCTCTTCTCCCCAAGAAAATTTAATTAAATATTTACCATCACTTACTTCTTCCCATGGGGTAGGTTTAAGTGTGGATCTCTTTGGATTCTTCAGCTTTGACTCAGCCCACTTAAGGCAGTCTTCTCGCTCAGTTTCTAGTTGAGAGATTAAGTCATCTCCAACTATCGCTTTTAATGAATAGCCAAACTTACTTGGCTTCAACACAGCCTGATATCCTTCTAAAGTTACAGGCTCGGGTGTTACGTGTATGTTTCTCATTAACAGAAAAAATATTGTGAATCAATTACGGCTTCTGGTTTTAAGTCGCCAATAATCGGTGGTTGTTCTTCAGCTCCTATTGCTAGGGCGAAGTCGGTTAGTGGTTCATGCTCTGCGAACAGACGCATGTAAGTATCTCGTACGAGAGTGGACAGTTTACACATATCAGTAGCTCTACATAAGACTGAATCGTGTATTACTGCAATAGGTTTATTAAAACTTTCTACAGAAATGTGTAAAAGACTCGCATCGAGCGAATGTATAAGGTTAGGTGCAGTTGCATTTTTGTGATGCTTTAAATCAACACCATTCTCAGCTCCTGCTACATGAACCTCACATCTACCCATCAACTGTGTTTGTATAACAGTAGATTTCATCTTCATCAATCTCTGTCTGACATTGAAACCTGAAGGTGTAGTCCATCTTATCTCGTCAGCTCCAGATTTTATTGCTCGAGCTATCTCTGTTTCTATCCATTTCATTACGCTCATTGCGCCGGGAACGACAAGATTCATTGCTGCACGTACCGCAGATACACATTGAGTTAGTTCTTCTTTATCAACATCGACACCTTTTTCTTTGAAGGCGTCCCTGATATAGGAACGATTGGAGAAGGGCTTAGCGTTATATGGAATAGTCATCACACAACGCTTAGTCACCTTCCTATCCCAGTGGGGTTTTAGCCGATCAGGGATTGCCTCCATGCTCCTTGAAGCGATGGTTGCATAGGCGTCTTGAGGCTTTTCGCTCCCAATGACATTTACCATGCGAGCAGTGGAGGCGTCCTTAGCAAGACCAGCGAGAATCTGGAGACCACTACATGTAGCGTCTACTGCTACTGGCAGATGAGTCATGTCTGTGTGTCCCATAATGAGACTGACATACTCATTTGCAGCAGCTAAAAATAACCAAGGTTCATCTGCATTTTCCCAGTCAGCTATGTATTTGATAGGGTCTTTGACTATTCTGAATACAAGATCTTGATTAGCTGGCATAGATACCCACTCTAATCTTTCTTGCATCGTAGCTTTATCTAATCCATACGTAGTTGCTAACTGAAACTTAATCCACTCCAAACCTTTAGGTGTTATCTTTGCACCTTCACTAAACAAAATTAAACTTTTTCCAAAGTCAGTATCTTGTGGTGTAAGTAGGTTTGGTATTGGATATGCTCTTCCTCTATAGTCAAAACTCCAAGGAATAAAATAATCTTTTCCTTCAAACTCTCGTACAACTTCCATTGTCATTCGAGTACGGCAGGACTTACGTACTTCAGCAGCCTGCAAGTTTCTAGCTATAGTTGCTTCTTTTTTCCAACTCTTCCACACCTCCTTACTCGCTTCCTCTGGAGGCTTGGGTGGTATCTCATGTTGAATAACAGGTCTAAACTTTCCTACGCTAATTCCTCTCTCTTCCAACTCCTTCGCTACCTTTACTATAAAAGGATTTAACTTATATTGAACTTGTTGAATTTTATTAATGAACTGGTAGGGGATTTCTCCCTGTATTAACCCGTGATCGGTTCTTCTTATTAATTTATGACAACGAGTCAAATCATTTAAATAATAACCACCATCTTGAAGAGCATGCCAGTTACGTGGAGGAATGAGCATAGGCATAGCAAGTGGACTAAATAATCCTGCCATTTGCATGATTTCATCATGGTGTTTAATTAATTCTTCAGATGGATTTAGTACTGCATATCTTTTCCTACCTTTGATTATTATGTCTCTTACAAACCATCCAGATACTTCCATAAGACAATCCATTAGGAAGGTTCCGACCTTGACCTTAGTAGTTTTATCCCAATGTACCCAAGGCGTGATATTTGTTTTGTGCATAAGAGTTTGTATGCACTTACGCTTGTATTCTGTACCTTTGGCTTGATGCCAATAATTCTTTTTAAGTGTAGTTAATAAAGCTGGAGCTTCTTTCTCGTAGTATTCCATCTGCGCTTCACCTTCAAGAGCTGAACCTATAGCCATAGCTATTGGTGTTATGTAATGTTTACTTACATTTGGTGAAAACACATAGTCAAATACAACCTTGCAACATAACAAAGCTTGTATTGGTGAGTCGCTTGGCAGGATATGCTTGTGAAACACAGCATGATCTTTTCCTGCTTTTATTAAAAATTTATCTTTTTTACTATCAATGTATGCAATTAGATCAGGCAATATTGAGTTAACACATGATGAGCCATAAACAGTAGCGGAAGCATACGTTTTCTCCTCTAACTTTGTAGTGTTAGATTTAAGTTTATGCAGTCCACCACTTATACATTTACGCTCGAACTCCTGCTGATCCTCTATCTGTTTTTCGGTAAGCATGCTCTGTAGATATTTTTGTGCACTTTCGTACACTTAAAGAATAAGAAAGCGACTAGCTTTTCGGCTAATCGCGTTCACTATCTACATCAAAGTCTGAGGGATTTTAAGTCCGGCGCGTCTACCAATTCCGCCACACTCCCAAGGCTTTTCAGCCTTTTTATTGTAACTTTTATTGTAAACCTGCACAGAAATTGATGTAAAAAGTGATGATTTTAAGATCTATAGACTCGTTAGATTACGCTATAGCGAAGTCTATAGAGTTTACACGTTCAGCTAGATTTTTATCTGCTGCGTGTAAGTAGCGTTCAGTTACGCGTGTGGAGCTGTGACCCATATGGTCAGCAACGTCCTTGATATTTACACCTGATTGAATCAATCCT